GAATTCTATTTATTGTTCTTGCAAATCTAATATCTAATAATGCTAGATTTTTACCTTCACCCACAACTTCTTCGAAACCTAGGAATGCTTTTGGTATTCTTAATGCGGCTAATAATTTTTTTTGTATATATTCTATATCAGCAATCTCACTAAGGTTAGTAGCACCAGGTAGTGTTTCTATAGGACTAGGAGCTGCCTGGTCTCTAACTGGTATAAAATAATCTTGGTCGACAGCCATTTGGTTCATCCTTAAATCGACATTACCATTTTGTGGGTCGACTACTGGGTCTCTTTTAAATTTATTTGCTACTCTATTAATATAAGCTTCAACATCTTTATCATCCATATTACCAACAAAAACCTTAAAGACTCTTCTTTCAGGAGCTCTTGATGTTCGATAAACTAGCATCGCGTCTTCGGCTAAAAGTAATTGTTTCCAAATCCTTCTACATTTCTCCAACATAGAAGTACCATATGGTAATCGTCTATCATCACCCAATAATCTAAAGTGGGCAATCTCCCAAGAATTAAATGTTAAGTCTTTTTCCCTCCATTTAAACTCTACTTGATGTGCTTTTCCGTCATCATTATTTATTTGGTTTAGGTAACTGTGCCCTTCAGTTCTTTCCATTTCTATGTTGGGTAACTGGTTACACCCTATAATTCCTTTCTCCGGGTCTATTTTTAGGTAAACAAAATTGTCTCCGTATTTACAAGCGTTACGAATCCACATGATTAGGTTGGTGTCCACGTCTAATATATTATTAAACAAGTCACCTAAAATAGATTTAATTCTAGTTGATTCTGATTGTATGGACAGTATGTATCCCTTTTCTGATGGTGTAGTTGATTCTTCAGCGTAAATATCTAAAGCGGCAGAAATCTCAGGGGTGAACTCCATAGATTCATAGTCGTAGTATGAAGCTAACCTTGTTGGTTCATAATAAATAGATTTAGTATATAATTCATTATCTATTTTCTGCCATTGATTGGACAGGTATATAGATTGTTGAAGCTGTAGCTTTTGTTCCTCATATTCTTTTTTAGAGTCTGTTTTTAAAATTTCTTGAGACCCTAGCTTAAATTTTTGATATGTAGGTTCTTGGGTTGTGGGTCCAGCTGGACCGAATAGTTTTCCTAGTCTTTGATATATTGTTAGATTTTCTGCCATGTTGTTTAATAATACTGATTATATTATAAATAGTAAATCATTTATTATCGGACTTTACCAAATAGCCAAGCATTGTCTTTATATAACTGTTTGGTGTCTGTTTGACCATTTCCTGGTAGTCCAAAAATAGGGTTGTTCTGTTGTGGTCTCCTGTTGTTTGGTTCACTTTCATCACTATTACTACTCGTTACCCAATTATCTATCATTGCTTTAGTTAGGTCGTCCGCTTTTTTTAGTTGGGAGAATGAGTTTTCTCCTACATAAAGTGCCATTGCTAATGCCATTATAAGGTCGTCGTGTTTACCTTTCATATGGTCAGGTCTTCCGTTTATATAAACAAAAGTACTCATTTCATTTAATAATCTTTTAGACCTTACTACAAATTTATGTCTTAAAGCTTCTTCAAAAGCTGATATTATTTGGACTCTTTTATTATTAAAAGCTAATCCTGGTACCTTATTCGCGGCATTTGGGTTGTACTTCCATTTATCTGCCGTATTTAACCCTTCTATATATAAATCTTTATACCCTAATTCTTGTAACTTTCTAGAAGTCGCTACCCCCATCCCTCCAGTAATGTCAGTAACCACATAAGCATTATAAATTCCACCCCACTTATATATAATATCAGCCGCTAAGTCTGGTGGTATTTTACCTAAGTATTCTGCTACTTGACACCTATCATCAAAATCTATTATAACTATGGATGTAAAGTCCTCAGAGTCTCCTCTACTTACATCACAACCTAAAATATACCTATGGCCTTCTATTGGTTTTTCCCATATCCACATTTGATTCCCAACAAACATTTCTTCGGGGTCTCTAATGTCCTCATTCCTTATCTTTTCTACCATTTCGGACGATATTACATTATCTCCAGAACCTAAAAATGCACTTTCCAACTCCTGTGCTACCCTTCTTCTATCATATTTAAGTTTCTTAACCATCTCCTCAAACCAACTAGAACATGGTTTATAACCTTTATGTTTTAAATCCGTAAATTTATTTAAATCACTTTCACGAATAAATTCATCCTCATCATAATCTTCTCTATTTAATAAAAAATGAACAATATCCTTTGTTTTAACCCAATAAATATCTTTTGTAAATCTAGGGTCATTTTCCCAATGAAGTTCGGATATGTGAAAGCTGTTTAACCCCTTTATTGATTGTTCATATATTTCATAATATATTTTGTCATACCCATTTGGTGTAGAAATTACTATCACTTTACCACCAGTAGAAAGTGAAGCCATACACGCGGCCCAAAAATCGTTACCAGCTTCAATGTAAGCCGCTTCGTCAAATATTAAAGTGGTGGGGGTATAACCCCTTAGAGCATCTACAGAAGTTGCAACAGCTTTAACTTCACAACCGTTATTTAACTTAAAATGTTTTTGTGAGTCTTTCTCCTTGGAGAACCCAACATTAATCCAGGTAGGCCATTGATTTAAAAAACCTCTTACTTTATTTGCAAATTCAGAAGCTGTATCTAATTTGTTAGCAATTACAAGAATTTTTTCAGGTCTAGATTTAGAAGCAAATTGTAGTTTTTTGGATACCCAAGCTGCTGTCGCTGTTGACACACCAGCCTGACGATATTTCTTAGTAATATTATCGTTATATTCGTCAAAATTACTTAACATCATTTTCTGTTCAGGAAATAAATTAAATGGCACGTATTTAGATTGGGTGTTATCGTAAGTTTCTAAATACGTACTTATAGCATAATTGGTGTCTTGGAGGCACTGGGCATACTCTTGTATTAGTTCTTCTTGATTCATATACTATAAATATCGGAAAATTACTAACCTTTTACAAGTTATATAAAAAGTCTTTTTCGGCTTTTGTTAAAGACCCCATACCACTCTTATTGATTTTGTCTAGGATTGTATCCATATCTAAATCTTGGGTTGGTTCATTTGTTGGTTCAACTGCCTTTGGTCCATCTTTTGGTCTTATGTTTAAAGCGTCATCTAGTGTGTCCATAGTACCCTCAAATCCTGGTATATCTGGTACTGATTGTGTTTCACCACTAGCGTCTTCCCAATCTTCATCTTTAAGTTGTTTGACTATATCGTCAATCATTTGTTTTACTGTATCTTTACCTTTTTGGGTACCGGAAAGTATTTCTTTAGCTAAAGTTAAGAATTCTTCCGCTTCTAATTTTACGAATTTATAATAAAAATAATTCTTTATTCTTTTCTGTTCTTCTCTATCAAAGAAATTATCTGGGTATACCTCGAGAAACTTTTCCCAAATTATAGGCCCTAATCTTAAATCCCACACTTCTGCTGGTAGGGTGTCCTCCATACCAATAACTTCTTCTGCCATATCTGGGTCTGATGGTAATCCGTGAGCAGAAACATACTCCATAACACCTTTATATAATTCGTGAACTAAAATAGGAAACATTAATCCTTTTGCTTTAATCGTTGGTGGGTCTGTTTTTAAATCTAGTTCTTCTTTACCAGCCATTGCTTGTTCGGCTCCACCACCACCAATCATGCCTTCCATATCCGGCATCACCCAATAAAGTAAATCATTAACTGACATTACTATAGAGTATAACCCCACTAAATCTGGGTTAATTTCATCTAATTTTTCTCGAATTAAATGGTACATATAATGAGCTTTCTTTGAGGACCCCTGTATTAAGGAATTTATAAATCTTCTTTTTTGTTTCTCTAAATCTAATTTTTGTAACCTCTTCGCAGCTTCATCCTCCATTTCAAAATTAGGGAATTCCAGTTCCTTCTTTTTCTTTTTCTTTTTTTCTTGTGGCTTTGTCTGCATTCCTTCTGTAGTTGGTTTTTCCAACTTAGCGTCATATTGTAAATCTCCTTCTGGAATACCCATCTCACCAACAACTAGTTCTATAGCTAAATCTTCTAGAACTTGTTTATTCTGTGATTCAATCTCCATAACTCTTTGTGCTGCTTGCATTAACATTGGTTGTAAAGACATTAAGGTTTGTGGGTCTATGTTCTCAACCCCAGTAGCGTCTTTTACTTTTTGTACAACGTCTTGAAATCTTTGTGAAGCCATTAACTCCTCGAAGTTATCTGGTATTCCGTCTTTATCTACATCTGGAAAAGCTTTATGCCCACCTAATGGGTGTTCTTGTGAACGTAACTTTTGTTCAATGTCGGGAGACATTCTTTCTCTTCTGTCACCGTAATCTATTGGTGGTGCTTCGTGTAATTTTTTCTTAGTCATGTTGTGTTAAAGCTTTACCCAAATTAGTGGAGGTTAACCAGCTTGGTAATGTACTTTTATTTTTTGCTTTAGGTTTTGGTGTTGTTTTTGGTCTTTCGAATGGTCCTCTTCTTTTTTTCTCCCCTGGTCTACTAGGTGCTATTGTTGGGGTTTTTACTGGTGTGGGAGCGGTAGTTGCTTCTGGTGCCCCAATATATTCTCCTTCATCATCTCTATCAGTTTCACTTAAATTCATTTCTCCAACAGTAACGCCATTCAATTTAATGTCACCAGCAGGACATATATTCAAATCAATTATGTTAGTGGTGTCTTGACCTTTTAGGAACCCCGTAAGATGTCCGTCATCATCAAACCCATCTACTTGTACATCCATACTTGGGTCCATTTCCTCACCAATCTCTACTATAGTATTAAATGAGTCATTTTGTTCTTCTGTACCCAAATTATTAGATTCTTTTAAGTTGTTTGGTAAATTTTCTTTTATTGTTTTAATAAAAGACGCTTTGGTGATTTCTGCATGTTGGTTGTTTTCGACTATCGACATGACCCACTCTTGTAGTATTCTTCCCTCATCTACCTTATCTGGTAATTCCTTATAATCTTTTTTTGTCATTTTTGAACCTAATTTTTCTGCTGCTGCGGGATTAACAGCGTATAGATAGTTTTGTTGTGCTTTGCTAGCAAACTTTTCTTCTATTTCTTTTTCTCTTAATAGTGGGGTTCCGTCTATGTCAACATCTGGGTTTCCAGTATCATCAGTTTCAATATCCAGTTCTTCTTCTGTCTCATCTGTCTCACCCAAATCTTTTTTTAAATATTTTAATTCTTCTTCTTTTTTCTGGATTAATACAGATTGTGCTTTCTTAACCTCTTCTGAACTAATAGC